CAGGTGGAATGACTGGCGCAGCAAACCCTACCGACGGAATTCACGTAGGTTCCGAGGGTAAGGGAGGCTTGCTCAATCCTGAGCAATCCGCAAGATTCCTCGATTACATGTTCGATGCAACAGTAATCGGTAAAGTAGCACGTACAGTTCGAATGAGAGCTGACACTACAGAGATTGATCGTATTGGCGTTGGCACAAAGCTTATGAAGCTTGCAGCTGAAGCAGATAACCTAAACAGCGGAAATGCAGCTGTACAGTTCTCAAAGATTTCTCTCACAACAAAAAAGCTTCGTCTAGATTGGGAGCTTTCAACTGAGTCTCTAGAAGACAACATTGAAGGTGCAGATCTAGAAGATCACATTGCAAGACTTATGGCAACACAGGCTGGTAACGACCTTGAGGACGTAGTTCTTAACGGTAACACAGCTGACACAGGAGACTTGCTATACAAGTCATTTGATGGTGTTGTTAAGATTGCAAAGGCAAATGGCCACGTAGTAGCTGGAGCGGGTGCAGCAATATCTCGTGACATCTTCAACAAGGCTCTTAAGGCAATGCCACGTAAGTACAAGCAGCGTCGTACAGACCTACGCTTCCTTTCAGGCTCAAACCTTATACAAGATTACTTGTATTCAACATCAAGAGACATCCAGAACATTAACCCACAAGATATTGCTTCAAGCATTATCCGTGGAGACCAGCCAGGCCTAGGTGGCCCAGCAGGTTTCGTAGCTCCATTCGCATTTGGTATTCCAATTGTTGAAGTTCCGCTACTTAAGGAAACTCAGACTGGTTCATATGCAACTCCAACAGGAGATCACGGAGACGTTCACTTGACATTCCCTAATAACGTAGTTATTGGTATCAAGCGCGACGTAACTGTTTACCGATTCTTCTGGCCAAAGAAGGACTCAATCGAATATACAATGTATACTCGTGTTGGAACCCAAATTGAGCAGGCAGACGCATGGGTTGTCGTTAAAGACGTTAAGGTTGCTTCTTAATTTAAGAAATAACTTGCTGGAAAGGCCCCCAATTAATTTTGGGGGCTTTTCATTTTAATTTTATAGTGCTATAATTTATATACATACCAAAGGAGTATATATATGTCATTTGACACACTTAAGGTCAAAGATCTAAAGGCATTAGCAGCGGACTTCGCAGTTGATGTTGATGGACTAAAAAATAAAGCAGATGTTATTGCAGCCCTAACAGAAGAAGGAGTAACTTGGTCAGTTTACCAAGGTACACTTAAAAACATAGAGAACGCAAAAGAAGATTCAGATGAAATTCTTCCTCGCCTAGATCCAAATCAAAAGCTTGATGAAGATATGATCCTTGTAAAAATGGATCGCCCAAATGCTAGATATGATGCTTTAGGATTTACATTCACTAGAGATCATCCATTCGTAGCAATGAAGCCAGATGTGGCTCAAGAAATTTTTGATAAGGAGGAAGGGTTTAGATTGGCTACACCTAGAGAAGTACAGGAGTACTACAACTAAGCCTAACACATGGCAGAGATATACATAGATACAAACGCTCCAATTAAGACAAGAATTTCTTGGAGAGGCGAGGTACTAGATAACTCAAACCCAGTTGTTGTTGTTGTATATGACATAACTGAGGATGATACCGTTGTTCCAGCAATTAGCCCCACTCAACAGGTTGGTATATTTACTGCAGTTCCAGAAGAGTCTAACCCTGGGACTTATGCTCTATATCTTCCGCTACCACTAACTAATAGGTTAAAAAAACTTAAGCTTGTGTGGCAGTTTACAATAGAAGGTGTTTCTCAGTACTTGACAACGTATTGTGATATTGTTAAGCCTTATGTAAACCTAGCGGAAGTTATAGAAGACTTAGGCTTAGGAGCAGAAGCTTCAGACCCTAACTTTAAAAGCTATCATGAATTAAGAATGGCAGAAAAGTATGCAAGAAAAATGATTGAAAATTATACTGGTCAAAAATTCTATTTATTCCATGACACAATTACAATAATGGGAAGCGACTCAGACACTCTTTCTTTTACTAGCAAAATACATGAGCTGCATTCTCTTAGCCAAAATGATCAAATTCTAGTAGATAATCTTAATAATATTAATTATCTAGGTTATGAAATAAAAACTACAACAAGTGGATTTGGAATCAGAATAAACCAAGAAAGTCTTTTAGATAGAGATGTCTATGTTGCAAATGGAATGGTTCCTCCTTCAATTCATGACTTAAGCCCAGATATTTTTAGAAGAGGAAAGTACTACGATGTTCATGCAGTATTTGGTTGGGAATATATTCCAGATGAGGTTGAGCAGGCAGCTATAGAGATTATGCGTACGTATTTTGCCAAGGATAGACTATGGCGAGATAGGTATGTTAGTAAAATATCAACAACAGATTGGGATTTTGAGTACTCATCTGATGCATTTACTGGTACTGGCTCAGCGTATGCAGATAAGCTGCTTGAAGATTATGTTGTAACTCAAATGGTAATTGTGTAATGTTTGAGATAGTTGATGGCTTAATGTCTATGAAGATGGATATCTATAGGCAGCAAGAGCAGCAGGATAAAGATACTGGTGCCATCATTAGAAAGTTTTACTATATTAAAACATTAGATTGTTATGCTAGAGGAGTAATTACTGAAAGTCGAAACAGATCTAATGATAATCAAAAATTTGGAAACAAGTATTCAAACAACCAGTACATAGAAGCTAGAACATCTGAAAGATTAACCCCAAGAGATAAGATTAAAAACATAAGAGACGCAGACGGAAATGCTATCTGGTACGAATTAAATTATCCAAGCGACACTCCCACTGTTTTTGATGTTGTAGGAACTACACCGATATCAGATCCTTTTGGTAATGTTGTTGGTTATAACTCATCATTACAAAGAGCGGAGAACCAGCAAATTGACATCTGAAATTTTAGCCATTAAAGCAGCAAGCGGATTGGTAAATCTTATGGCCAATAAGCCTGTCAGTGGTGCACTAAGAGACAGCACAGTAGCACAGATATCTGCAGCACTATTCTATAAAACAAATGTAATGGCAAAGCTAGCATCAAATGCTCAATTTCAATCAGCATTTAGAAATGTAATCTTTGATCAATTGCAAGTTGATTTTGGCGATTATATTGATGCAAAAGCAAGAACTTCCCCAAAATCTTTTCACCACGTTTATGAGTGGGACAGGGTTGGCCAAGACGAGGCAAGACTATTTAAGTTAAAACAACTTCCAGCAGATGGATTATCTTTAAAAGTTAATTATGAATTGACCGATTCCAAATCCTTTGTACCTTCTGAAAATTCTAAAAATAAACATGTCTTTGTAAAAAAAGCTGAAATAATGGAGCAGGGAAAGACCGTAGTTATTGCTCCAAGATTTTCAGAAAGGCTTGTGTTTGATATAGATGGATACACCGTGTTCATGCCAAAGGGGCAATCAGTTACTGTTAAAAAACCAGGCGGAGCGGCAACCAAAAATGCATTCTTTTCACAATATAGATACTTCTTTACTGGCAACCTAGTTAATCTGTCTATAAAAAAATCGGGATTCCAAAGACTATTTAATTCATCATTGTCTAGAGCATTAGGAGTTCCAGCACAAGTTAAAACAGTTAAATATAGCTTCTCGCCAAATCAGCTGGCAAATGAAGCAGAGGCTGCTACATCAGCAGCATTTGCGAGGTTCGTAAATGGCTAATTATAAATTAGATTCAATGTTTGAAATAAGAAAGTTCTTATGGAACAGACTTACATGGCTGGGCATATTTGATGAGAATGATTACTATTCAGATAACCTAGGAGAGGCACTTGTGCCAATAGTCCCAGTTCAGCAACAGCCAGAAATGAATCAATTCTTGAGCGGCAAGAAGCATATAGTCTATGATAAAGTAGGCATGTCCTATGAGAATAACTGGATGATATGTTGCGAGCAAATCCTATTAACCCTATATTCACCAGAGATCCTGGATATTGTTGAAATAAGAAACTTCCTAACTGATGAATTTAGAAGAATGGATGAGTCTGCCAGAGATGTTAATAAATGGGCGGGATTATCAGATAAATTCAAGTTCCATAGTATTCAAGTAGCAGATATATCATCTACAGCCCCATCAGAAGAAATCCAAGGATTCTATGCAGCAGATGTAGTATTAGAGATAAAGTACTCAAGAATACTAGATGGCAAAGGCAGATTTGCCTAGTTTGCCTTTTATAAGGTAGTAGAGTAAAATTAGAACAGAGGAAAGGGCCTAGCCAGCCAAAATATATATATTAATTTCATATGAAATCAGGAGGCAATACAATTATGGCATATCAAAATACAGGTGACGCAAGAAACATTCTTGTTGGTGCATCACCGCTATTCTTGTCAGTAGAAGATTCAACAGTATCTGGTTACGATTCAAGCATGGATGCAGGCGAAGCAAACGCTTTTGTTGCATCAAAGAACCGTTTTGTACCAGCATTCTCATCAGGAGAGTCTTACACTACAACACTAAATAAAGTTTTAACAACAACAGGTGCTACTCAAACAGCAACACCTTCAGAATCAACACCAGCAATCGGTGGAGCTTACCGCAACGTAGGTTACACAAATAACGGTCTTCAGATCAGCTACCAGCCAACATTTGACTCAGTAACTGTTGACCAGTTGCTAGATACAGCTAAGCTGTTCAAGTCTGCGATGATGGTTCAAATCTCAACAGAAATGGCAGAAGGTACTCTAGAGAACGTTCTTGCAGTATTTGGTCAAAAGGGATCAACACTTACATCAACAGGAACTGGTTCAACAGCAGTTGACACACTAGGTTTGGAAGCAGGTGCACTAGGTGCAGCTCCAACAGAGCGTCAGCTAATTGCAGTTGGACAGGCTCCAACTTCAGAAGCATCAGCAACTGAGCGTGTATATTATGCACGTCGCGTTTTGTCTGTTGAACAGTCACAGTTCTCTTTGGCTCGTACAGCAGCAACAACATTCCCAGTAACATTCCGTCTTCTACCATCAGGTGACTCAGCTCACGCTGGTTCAGAATACGGTAAGATTATTGACCGCGTTCTATCAATTTAATTATATTAATAATTAATATCAAAGCCCCCAAGAAATTGGGGGCTTTGCTCTTGTATCCGTATAATGGTTATGCTATAATAATTTAGACGATCCTTAAGGAGGATAAATTGGCAACAACAGTATATGATGTAGAAGAGATTGAACTACAAAGCGGAGCTAAAGTAAAGCTCAAGCCAT